TCGACTAAACGTTTCATTACGCAGCAACCGCCATTTCTACCGCCAACTCAGCAGCACGTTGTTTACGACCTTGGTTATAACCATACCAAGCCGAAGTCATACGAGAGTCCGCAGAACGACCCAATTGGTGGTCAGTCAAGTAAGTGACCGAGTTGAAAGCTTGCCACCAAGTACCGCGACCATATTCTGCTCCAGGTTGAGTCTCCAACACTTCGAACGCTTTCTTAGCGTTAGGTGCTAAGTCGTTCACGGTTTTAACTTCACCGCCAGCAGGGAATAGAGCGTTGTAGTAGGTGATTAGATCATCCATTTTAAAACGCTTAGTAGATAGTAACTCAGACATTTCTTTAAACTTGTCAAACTTCTCGTGAGCTAGACCAAGAGTGATTTTAACTTCTTCAGGGTCAAAGGCTTTACGATGGTTAATCTTAGCAGAAGATACTGCTTTAGTATTTAGTGCTAAAGCTAAAGTGTTCATACAGGTCACACGAATAGGAGTAAAGCGAATGTCGATAGACTTACCATACTCGTGGGGATTAGAGAACAACAAGTAGCTATCCACTTGATCTTTACCGAGAACGTCAAACGACTCTTTGATCTTAGCCAAAGCCCAAACCATCTTGCCACCTTTCAACGAACCAGCAGCGTTCATTTCCATGTCACCTGCTAGGCAGTACTCATTAAAGAAGTTAAATGCTTCTTCGTTCTGGCAAGGATTCCAGTTACCACCCACTTGAGTCAACACAGCACCGTCGCTGTCGCGTACGAGAGCCTCTTTACCAGTAGGTATTTTTTCACCTCGGAAGTCTACGAATGTAGGAACTTTTTCGACTCTCCAGTCTACTCCAGCCTTCTCCATCATCTGTTTAGGTGTTAGGTCAGAAGATACCGAAGAACCGATACCCCATGGGCAACCACCAGCAACAGCTGAAGTTTCGATTTGTAAAACGTTATTCATACTCATAATATATTCCTCAATTCATCAACGTTATGTATACATTATATATCTAATGAAAACAAAAGTCAAGTTATTTCTTGAATTTTTTTCAAAACATTTTCTTTTTGCTTGGGCGTCATAACCTTTACGATTTCTGACACATTAAGTACGTGGCAGATGTCACCGTCACAAGGAGGAAGTCTTCCATAGTTTTCGCAGTACTCTTTGATTAGAGCCGTCTCTTGGTTATGCGCTGGAATCTTTACTTCCTCACCAAACCCCATGGGCATGTAGGCAGCATAGATGTGTTTACGGTTCTCCTCGCCATATTTGCCTCGGAACAGGATTCCGTTAGCATAAGGATTTTTCTGCTTATACCCTACTAACACCGTCCCAGCAAAGTCTCTAGTTCGCGATACCAAGCGTCGAGCAGTACTGCTACCAGCTACACCGATATACAGTACACGTTCGTCTAGGTGATTAGGAGAACTTTCCGCTATTGTATGTGATGGGTCATAGGCATATAAGTAACAGCCACCTTGCCAATACCCTTCTGAATTTTTCTGCTCGAAACCGACATACTCGTCGGTGTATTTGATTTTGTTGCCTTCGTCGTCGAATACTCTAACCCATTTGATAAACATAGTTTCACCCTCACCATAATTATAGAGAAAGTCTACTATGATTTAAAAAGAAAGTAAAGTATTTTTTGAAAAGAATTGGCGGAACTCTCATCCGCTTGTTGTTTTGTGGGAACAACTAAACCGCTTGCCTTCCTCTGGGCACCACTCATTCAGTTATTTTATAAGGGGAATGAGACCCTTCGCACCACACTGGGACTAGTATATATACAGCGTTTATTTCGCTGTGATATAAAATTGGTGGAGAATAGCGGGGTCGAACCGCTGACCTCCTGCGTGCAAGGCAGGCGCTCTCCCAACTGAGCTAATTCCCCATATTAGGTATGATATATTTATATCAAAAATGGGGGAGAGTTTCCCCTCCCCCTCACTACTAAGCGTACACCCCAAAATCTTCTATTTCATCCCAGTGGGATTCTATAGAAATAACACTCGGGTCGAGCGCCAAATCTTGAGTAAATTTATAAGCCGCAAACGGAGAGCAAAAACTCTTCACCATAGGCTCTGCCAAGTCATCATTACGAACGTATCTTACGATAATAATCTCCATCGTAATTTCCTCGTCTTGATTTGTTACTTGGTTAAAAAGAATCAGGCAGATCAGAAATAGAATATATGATAATAATAAAATAACAACCTTATTATTTATACGTATTAATTATCACATCCCAAATCTATCTTAGACTGATCGTCCGCATTAATTATACAGTTACCAGTAGGCAACGCAGCAGGTTGATAACGCTCTAAATTAGGATCTCTAAGAGCTTCCTCTACGAACGCAGTCAAGTCTGTAATCTGTTCTTCTGTAAGGTTTAACGGAACGAATCTATAGTCTAAGTATTCAGCAGGAATATCCGCTTGGGGAATTGCTGCGTTTTTATATTCAATAACTTCGCGGACGCTAGTAAATGAACCACCGTGACCATAGAAATTGACATCAGCTAAGTTATACAACGTAGGAACTTTAAAGCGATAATTGTCCCAATCGTTACCAGTAAACCCACCACGTCCTTTACGAGTAGCATCATCGATCATGCCTACAATAGTGTTATTGTAATCTAGGTCAGCAAACCCGATAGCCATAAACGTATCTTCATCCGAAGAGCCTACATCAGTGGCTAGGGCTGGTCCTTGGTGACACCCTGAACAACCAGCTTCTCCGAAGAATAGTTTAGCTCCAGCAGCTTGTTGCTCGGTCATAGCACTATCATCTCCAGCCAACCATGCTTGGAAAGGAGCTTCAGTAGCGAGTTTAGTACGCTCGTACGCAGCAATTGCTTTAGCTACTGCTACTAGTTGGTTGTCGTAACCTTCGGGGAATGCTAGATCTAGCATATGATTATACGTTTCGTTAGTACGTACAATACCATCAGCTAAACCGAGAGATTTACGGTGAGCACCATTAGCGAATAGAACCTGAGTCTCAGCACCACCGAGTTGGAACAGGTTATTGGTTTTTGGAGTACCTTCTGGCGCTAATACTTCTTCAGGCAATACACCATTAATAGCACCACCAATCTGATTACCTGCCATACCATTCCATAGAGTCACCTCTTGATACGCCAAGTTAAGAGAAGTTGGAGTAGAAATTGGAGGAGAGTCAGAGTCAATACCATCATAAGCAAGAACACGATTCTCGCCGAACCCTAAACCACCTTCACCAATACTTTGACGAATAGCGTCACGGAATCCGAATTTAGCAGAGTGACATGTGGCGCAAGACCAAGTGTCGACTAGCTCTGTGTTACCATTAGTAGCACCAGTTTCGTGGAAAAGAAATTTACCCAGTTCTACCTTCTCTGGAGTAATAGGGTTGCTGGGATCAGCAGGGATATCGTAAATAGATGTCGGGAACATCAAAGAATCGGTATCTCCTATAACTTCACGTAACTCATCGTACACCGTAACTTTAGGGGCAGACAAATCAGGAGAAGGTTCAGGAGAAAGGGAAGCTACAGAAGGAGCATTCCCTTCACCACAAGCAGTTAGTACCAAACTAGCAATAACTGTAGAAAGAATATTTCTTTTCATAATATAACCTTTTAATAACAACTCAATTTACAGTTATTCTAAAACATTAATTATGAAAAGTAAAGCTTTTTTTTAACTTTTTTAACCGCCTCGGGAAGCGCCTCGATCTATTCGCTTAGAAGCAACGTTCGCATTTCCTTTGAAACTTTGTTTAGTTTCTACACGTTGTTTCTGAGAAAGTTTACCTTTGCCGTCATTAGCTTTCTTTTCTTCCATGGCGGCTTTTAGTATATCACCGAGTTTCATACATATTTCCTTAGTTTAAATAATAAAAAAGTGCGGGAGTTTCACCCGCACAGTGTTTAACGTTATACAGCAGATAGACCAGCAAAAGTGCCTGATTCCATTTCAAACATGTATACACGTCCTTCTTGCTCTTCCGAGCCATCTTCGATCCAACCGCCAACAACAGCCCAAGAATGACTATTATTATCATAGTCAAACCCAGCAACGTGGAAGTTAGCTGGCCAAGGTTGGTTGTCTACGCGAACAGGACTACCAACATAAGAGTTTAGCGTATAGGATTGAGCCAACTCTATTTCCCAAATACCGCCACCAACACCTGTAGTTGCCCACTGAAGTTTCTTACCATTACCGTTAAACTGAACGTTTACCATATTAGGCATGAAAGTAGGGATAGACTGCGTAGTCGGGTTTTGGTTAGCCACTGGATAAGTAGCTGTGTCAGTATCCGAGAACTTATACGGTTCAGACATAACACCAGTATTATCGATAACATATATGGTAGTATCAGTAGAACGTAGCATCTTCCAGCCATTGTCGAACCAGTAAGTACCTGTTATACCAGTACCAGTGCTAGTTATCTCACCTATAGAATGCGAGCTATATTGGTGACGTTTTGTTACAGGGTCTAGCGCAAGGGCTCCAAGCTGAGCTACTTCCCTAGAGATCATAACATATCGCTCTTGCGGGTCGATATCAAGGTTAGTTTGATAGATTCTAGGGCTGTCATAAGAACTACCATATGCTGAATCTAAGAACGTAACACCACCGCTAAAGTCATAAGGAACGTTAAGTTCGAACATCATCCAAATGTAGGAATCGTCTCCGATCTCTGGAGTATTTCTTTCGTAGCGAGCCAATAAACTTCCTAGCTTACCACCTTTCCACAAAATCATATTGTATAACTGATCAACATACGTATATGAAGGGAGGAAGTTGTTGGTAATATATCCCGCAACTGTCATGTCCGAGAAAGAAGCACTTGGTCCAAGATAACCTAAAGTAACGGTTTCGTCAACAGAAAACTTCTCTGTAGTGTCAACACTTACTGTAGTTCCAGACAAAGTAGAGCCTACTACAATAGAAGAAGAATCCACCAATTCTTTATTAGGCGCGAATATTTGATAGTATGCTTCGTACCCATCAAAGGTAAATTTGACTAGGTTTACCGCATTCATCGCTTTATCGTATGGGAAAGACCTTGGGTGCTGTTTAAACCCGACGAACTCCGGAGTATGCATATCATCTCCGATCAATCGGACATATACGCTACCCTTAACAGACTTATCTTGTTCTACTAGAGTGAACGTTGTCGGCGACATCACCATATAATCACCCATAGAAACAGGGTGTGGCGATTTCAGGATAATAGAAGTAGAAAATGGAGCAATCGCACTCATAGTTACACTCCTGCAGAGATGCTAGCAACACCATCTAAGATCGGAGTGACTACAGTAGCACCTTCTTCTATAGTAACTGTTACACCTTGTTCGATAACCAAGTCATTCTCAATAATATGAACTACAGTTGCCACCCAAGTTTCGTCTTGAGTTATTGTTCCTGTATGACGAATAACTGGCTTCAACTCTTCAGTGTAAGAAGCATACACAGGCATAAGTTCATTATGGATTACATACCAAACGTCAGCGCCATCGTAGAAGAATTCTACAATATTTACTTTGTTGTATGAATTAAAAAATGGTTCTGAATCCCCACGAGGTTTCATCCCAACAAAGGTTGGAATGTGAGTACCGTTAGCTATTAGGCGAACGTAAACAGAAGAGTTAGTCTCTTTGTCTACATCCTTTACTGTAAATTCTAACGGTCCACCTATAGTGAATTCTTCCATGTACCATTTATCAGGGGCAGAGAAATCTATCTCTGTAGAAAATGATCGGATATTGTTAAACTGAGCCATAGTTTTCTCTCTTAATTCTAAGCTATTATTTTAGATATTTTCTAAAACGTATTCCGGAGCAGATACTTCATATGGGTCAGTAGGACAATTGTCCATAAAACCTCGTTCTTCAAATAAATTAACTACTTCCAAATTATCAACCACAGCGGCATATCTCCAAGAACGCTTACCGAATCCTAAGTTAGATTTAGTAACAAGCATTCCCATAGCTGCTGCGAAGTCACCGTTCCCGTCTGGGAGCATCTTTACATTAGATATACCCTGAGCTTTCGCCCATTGATACATGACAAAGGAATCATTTACTGAAGTACACCAAACCTCTTCAATGCCTTTCGCTTGGAATTGTTCAAACAACTTCTCATAATTGGGTAGCTGTGAATTTGAACAAGTGGGAGTGAATGCTCCTGGAAGTCCAAATATCAACACTTTCTTACCTGAAAATAAATCATTAGTCGTTTTATAAACCCACTTAAATGGATTCTCTGTACCTAATGATTCGTCACGCTCTCTTAAATAAAACATTACATCTGGTAACATCATAATATAATTCCTATAATATAGTGGCTCCGACTGCTGGGCTCGAACCAGCGACCCAGGGATTAACAGTCCCTTGCTCTACCAACTGAGCTAAGTCGGAATAATAATTTTACGTTTTTTTAACAAACCTATTTATACTTTATAAATCGTCAGCTTCTTTGACAAAAACGCCATCTACCATTCTACCCTTACGATCTTTAATATCGTTATAGGCAACTTCTAAGCACTCTTCCAAGCTGACTCCAGCACGTTCGGTTATATTAAGTAATACAACTACGATATCGCCAATGTCATCTCGAATGTCCTTACCCTTACAAATATTGTCGCTTAACTCACCACACTCTTGAATGAGTTTAGCAAACTGCGTTTTATCGTCAGCGCCATCGATAAGGTTGCGGTCATGGTGCCATTGCTTAATGCTTTGACACAAACCTATAATCGCTTCTGACTCATTTGTTCTAGTATCCGCCACTTTTAAACCATCCTTTTCCTTTCAATTGAAATCCAGCGCCACCAGTGATAACCTTCTTAAGAGATTCTTCTTCACACTTGGGGCATTTTTTTAGCGGGTCATCAGACATTCGCTGAACAGCGTCAAACTCATGACCACATTTGTCACAGCGATAAGTATACGTCGCCATTACTTCATTTCCTTCTTAATGTACTTAGATAAATCATAAGCAAGGTCTGAGATCCTTTCTTTATTACGAGTACCCTTCGCAGAAGCTTTCTGCTCTAGAGTTTCCACAATAAATCTCCACTCTCGCTCATATAAACCAACTTCCTCATCTTTCGTTTCAGCAACGTATTGTAGCTCATCTAACACTAGCTCTTTGATGGGTGCTACCTTAGCAGTTACTTTAGTCCTCGATACTATCTTTCGTATAATATCGATATCCTCGAGAGGAACTTCTCGCCAGTATGTAGTATCGCCAGTACAGATACAAATCTTAGGATACTCGCATGCGGGAGATTCGCCAGCGAATTCTTCCATGATATTCATTAGCAAGATTCCTTCGCAGCTTTAAAGGCATAGTCCCATTCTTCAGGAGTGGCGTCATTTAGTCTCCGAGATGATGAATCTATACTTTCACGAACCTTTACCATATTATCAAAGAACTTATCACGAGAGCCATCTAATTTCATAGGAAAATCAGCCTCTTCAAACTCTCTAGATTTCCTATGATATTCTTGAGATACCAATTCGAATTTAGCAAACAACTTATCGAACTTCAATTCGTATAGCTCTTTGATACTAAAGTATTTGTTCATCATGGCGTCTTGTAATTTAACGTCCATATCTTTCCATTTGGGGTCTTCCATAAACCATTCAGTTACGGTGTCGATATCTTCAATGACACTCCAACACTCCATAATTTGTTGCTCTAAATCAAAAATTGGATCACTCATTATTCATATCCTTTAGCCAAATATTATAGGCTACTAATGCGATTAATACAACAGATAACAAAATTTCTTCCATCAACCCCATAATAACCTCTCTATTTTACGTTTTTTAAACACTCCCAACCCACAGGGAAAACTGGTGCGATCGCTTTATCTAATAGTTCAGCGAATTCCCTTGCTTCTTCTTGAGCGCCTTCTCCTGCTCGTAGGTTATAAACATGAGAGAACGCCAATAAGTTACCTGTCCAAATAAAGTCAACCATCATACTTTGTGGCAATACCATACGAGCCATCTCTGGTGCTACACCTTCGTTGACCATAGTTTCATATAACTCTTTAGCTTTATTAACTATATCTTCGTATGAGACTTTAAAAGCTTCTGATTTCTCATGTACGCCACCACTACCCTGTTTAATACTCTTATCTGGACGACTACGCCACTCTGTAGGGTAATGGAACTCTGGAATATCATCAACGTATCTACGACTCACTTCATTCCACGTTAAACCTGCTTGGTGCTTCATAAGCTGGCGAGCTAAAAACAACGGTACAGAACAACGTAATTGGATAAAGTTATGTCGGAATGGAGTCATGTGTTGGTGTTTGGCAAGATAGTTTACCAACTTAGCGTCTCGTTCATCTAGAGTACCGTCAACGTATTCGCTTTCTTTATCGAATGAAACTCGTGCCGAGTTGACAATGCTTAGATCTCCACCAGCGGATTCAATCAATTCTACTTTCATATTATTCCTTAGTTGTTTTTTAATTTCTTTAGGTAACTGTTACAGTTAGTAGTCAAGTGCCCTATATCTATCATCAACGTAAATACAGAAACCATAGCCGCCATAAGTAATGGAGTGGGTACGTATCCGTTTGTAGCACGTTCAACAGTAGCGGTAACGATTAATGCGATACAAACAGAGTATAGTGTTATTTTAGCAATCATACAAAATCCTCTAATTTAGGTTTATTGTTTCTGTCTACCCAGATATAAGAGTAGAACGCATCATACATCTCTTGAAGTTCAGGCTGTTGTTTTAGAACTTCTTTAATTTCAGACTCATGCTTTGAGCCTTTTTTCCAAACGTTATGATCATCACTGTACTCGTAAGTCCAATCAAAAGCGCCTAACAATGCAAAGAAATCTTGCTTATTCATAATATTACTCCTTACAGTACAATCATATCAAGTTCAGAATCAATCGCTTCACTAACCCATTTCTTACCGTTAGTGAAGATCATGTCCAAAGCAGTAACGCGATCTTTATGATCTTCGATACGCTCATAGATGTCGTTTTCAAGTGATTCGAGGACATACTCGACAGCACCATAGTGTGCCCAGTTATTAGTAAAATGTTTACGAGCTTCAGCAACAGTATGGGCGATCTCTTCTTTCAACACTTCAATCAAAATTTCATTTTTCATAATATAGACCTCAACTTAATTTACACATGTAGTATAACTGTTACAAAAACAAAAGTAAACACCTTTTTTGACTTTTTTTTATTTTTTTTCGAACCCTCTTAGAAGTTATAGTCATAAAATTTACGAGGAGCGTCAGCAAGGCTGTAACGACTACCGTGCTTATCTTTCCAGACACCGTGTTTGTTAAGGCGAATACGAATCACAGGAGCATCTTCAATAGAGGTAATGAACCACTTTTGGTCATCTTGGTTAGCGCAGTGAGCAGAGAAACCGCCTACACGGAAATCTAACTCAACAGACTTATCGCGCTCGGCACGCATAGGGCGAACTTCAATAGTCTTGTCAGATACTACACGAGTAACTTCATAAGGATTAACGTCACTGTAACCAATTTTGTTAGCGTATTTCATAATATAGTCCTCAACTTAATTTACACATGTAGTATAGATGATATCAAAACAAAAGTAAAGCGTTTTCTTTAAAAAACTATACTTTTTTTGAAGTTTATTGCGTCAGCGCTGTTCTCGAAATACATGGTGTGGATATATACGCTAGACCACTTATGGAGAACATATGATTCAGGCGCAACGTTTTCTTTACACCAAGCGATAGCCTTCCTATGAAGATCGCTATGAAAGTTGACTTCGTACGGATTAGTCATCATCCATTGGCGTTTGTAGTCTGCTTGTTCTTGTGGGGTCATTAGATTCTTCCTCTCTTCTTTTCTGCTGAAATACCAGAGGCAAGTAAAGCGATTAGAGGTACATATATCAAAATAGTAATCATAGGAGCTTCATCAGGAATCTGGATTCCCAAGAGAAGGATTAGGGCAGTAATAATTCTAAGCATTTTTTATTCCTCAACCAATTTACAAGCCTAGTATAGTTGATATCAAAACAAAAGTAAACACTTTTTACTAAATTTCTTTAGTTTCTTTGCTCGTTGGCATGCCGACCATACATACTTTGTAGAATGACTGGTAGTAAAAATTTTCTAAGTAAATGGGAGATTCTGTATACACGCAAGCGTACAGCCCTCTAGGTTCTTCCCCTTTATTCTCTCCGCTCCTATGATAAGTATCGCCACATATAGCTACAATATCACCTTTCTTGGGATATAATGTTACCCATTTACCGTTATCTCGGTTTTGTACTTCTAGCGTACCGTTGGTCTTATCGTAATCGCTAAGTATCCAACAACAATTTACTGTATGAACTTTATTATCTTTGTTTGGACCATATAGGTTATCGTAGTGAGGTTCGAATGTCATAGAGTCGTTAGGCATTTTTATAACGATTTGATCGTTGAACAAATTAACGTTTTCGCCTATCAATAAACGAGAAAGGTCGTACATTTTTTGACTTGTATATGCCTTCGCTAATACACTAGAAAATCTAGAAGCGCAAGAGATACCTAACCAATTAGAATAGAGATAATAATTTTGTCTTAGAGGAATTCCCTGATCCATAACTTTATCTGAATCAGGGATGTTGTGATAAGAACTTATATGAACCCAACCTTTCTGTATATAATGTTCTTTTATTTTTTCTTTTGTGAGCGAATCCATTTCTGGGCTTTACCGTTTTTAGGTGGATGTTTAGCCCACTTAGAAACTTCACGATATGCGCGAATTGTCTGCTGGTCAGCATCACTTCCGTCAGAGTTATCAACTACAATTAAGTTTTGATTAAACGTTTGCTGGAACTTTCCGATATTACCTTGGACTTCATTCCACATAGCAACCACTTGGTCATCTGGTAATGAACGAGCGCGTTTACGGTTACGAGCAAGGGCAGTTTCTTTATCTGTGTTGACAAAGATCATAGCACACTCATAACCCAACTCTTCGAGTTTAGCTTTTTGTTTCGAGATCTTTTCAAAGTTCTTACCAGTACCGTCAATGACTAAGCCAAGACGCCCCTTAATGTACATCTCAAGTTTTCTACCAGTTAGAGCCTTTGCTTGTCCCCGCAACTCTTGACCTTTAACAGAAAAGATATTCTCTGGGTCCATTTCCATACCAGCTTTCTTCATAGCATTTTCGAAAGCGTCGTCAGAGTTCACTACCTTAAAGCCGAGCGCAGTTAAAGCTGTTTTACCTACAACAAATGATTTACCACTTCCTGGTCCACCTGCTAGGAAAACTGCTTTAAAAATGGAAGGGTCGTTGACACCTTCCTGTAAAAATTGATTAAATGTTTTCATACGATTATTTATATTAATTAAGTTCCTTGGTGAACATTTCGTATAACATGTCAGCAAAAACTTCCTGAGTTTTTTCTCCAGGATGACCATATTCTTTTATATCACCTAGAGATTTGGCCATTGAGTATAGATCTTTAAACCTTGTACCCAAACCAACCCTTGACGTTCTCGGTAGAGTGCTGATCATCCAAGTTAGTTTTTCTTTATATTGAGTTAATTCTGGTATTACTCTATCAGGGTCGTAAGAATCTTTATCATTAAGATCTTGAAGCACTGCCATAATATTAACCCACATTCTATGATGAAAAGCCCCTTGAATAAGCTTAATCCCTAAGTTATCACATATTATTTGAATTGCTTGCATTTTAGAAATGGTATGCAAAATATCAGTTCTAGAATCATAAGCTTCATCATTATACTTCTTAAAAATTAATCGCTTATCCTTAGAATATATGTTACCGTATCTCATAGGAGAAAACTGAGTACAATCGTCCCAACGTTTTATATTATTTTCTACCATATAATGATCTGGTATATATTCTACAACTTCTGCCCTTTGGAAAGCAGACCAAATTAAAACCATATGAGTAGGGGTTTCTTTATTAGGGTCAATTAGGTAATTTATAGTGTCTCGGAATATTTTATCATTACCGCCACCACATGTACCTAGATTAACGTACTCGCAACCCATTTTTTCGGATAATAGGTGGGTGAATGTTAATGGCCAATGAGTGGGTGGTTCATTATCCCACCCATCTAGTTCGTCTCCCCAAACAAAACTACAGCCGTTTGTTAGTAGTAACATCATGCTTCCTATCGGTTAAAACAGTTATTTAGTACCGTACTTTTGGTCGTGTACATACAACATTATTAACCCATAGTGTAGGACTTTAATTAGATCTTTTCGCCATTCAGCAGGAGTTTCGCCTTTCTTACCGTAACGCTTCAAGTATTTCTTAGCATTACCGATACAGAAACCTTCGCCCCATCCGTCATCAATAATCTCTTCGGTTGCTTGAATCTTACCGTGAGAATAATGCTCGTCATAGGTAGCATCAACATAACGCTTCAACTCAGCGATTAGTTCTGCTTCGTTATACTTGTAATCAGGAGTTTCCGGAGCAACATAGTCATCTACGTTATACGTCTTTAGCTCATCATTCATAGTTGACCATAACTTATATTCTTCCACAGTTTCATGCTTTAGTGGGATAATATAAGCGTCTACTTCGGGATAATCGTGGTCTGTGTCAACAGTATTATTACGCTTCGTCATTTTGGAAGATCTCCTCATATAATTCAAACACGTCTTCAGCTTCAGTTCTAACTTCTACCGCATTTTGTTTGTGGTAGATATTAGCCAGTTTGCGAATCTTTTTCTTATCGACTCCTAGAGTCTCAAAGGTTGTTTGAATAATATCTCGTTGGAGATCTTTCTCTGCGTCAACTCGAGTCATAGAATCAGATAACTCTTTGATCGCGCCATGTAAACGTTTTTTATCTTCAGGTGTAAGTGTGTTCATCATATAGTTCTCCTTAAAACGTAGCTTGTAAATCAGTAAATCCACCAATATAACTCATAACCCCATCAATATCTTTATAAAAGATTTGCGGGACAGTCCTAAATGGTACTTTAGCGACATCGAGTAATTCATTATACTCGGCATGAGTTAGCTCTTGCATATCCACGTATTTGTAGTTTAATGCTTTATTTTCCAATAGGGTTACTGCGCTCTTACAATAAGCGCATTGCTTAGACCCAACAACAATATATCCCATACTATTCACTCTCAATATCTTCAATTAATAAATCTCTCAGGAGTCTAGCCTGAACATCTTCTGGGTTATTCACGCTACCATTATTCACAAATTTATACGCAAGCGTAATTCTCTGACCACTTCCATTATAAGCAGAATGCCAACAGTGAAGATCTTTTTCATTCTCTGCTCCGAAATAGTAATGGCGACACTGCCATCCTGGAACGTCTTCAATAGTAACTATTTCATCTCTTTCTTTATCATAGTATCGAAAATAGCCGTCACCGTTTTCTGACCAAGTAAACAACACTTGGTACGCACTGGCATCATAATTAGTATGCCAACCAACATAGCCTCCTGGAGGATAGTATGATAGTAAAGCAGAAGTATGCGCACCGATTTCTGAAGCGAAATCGTACTTCACTTTCTGCATAAAATCTTCCCATAATTCAGGGTCTTTACGAACCATATTAGAAATAGGTTGAGCGAAGTATCTATCTGGCGCCCCTACTAGTTCTTCTCTACTTAAACATTCTTTTAAGTATTCCTCGGAGCAAAAGAATTCTCCCATTTCGATATCTTCGGGGATTCTATACGTCCAATACTTCTCATCGTTGTATGATGGCTTAGATAGCATCTCTTCAGAGAAACTATTAAGCACATCCAACATTTCTTTATTACGAATCACTACTTCAGTCATTGTGATACCTTTTTCATTATAAATCTATCTTGGGATACGTGTGTATATTCTAAAGTATCTCCAATTTGTAAGTCTAATGCTTCCATTAATTCGTCAGGAAACTCAAAAGCGAGCTCCCCTTCTATTTCTATAATAGGGACTACAAACTTATTCCCCGTTTCGTTCTTCTTCGAATCGTTCGTTTGCTCTTCTAATGTCATCTTCAGTACATGCTCCATAGTGTATTAAGTATCCCAATGTGTACTCAATAGCTTTCTGCTTTTCTAAGTACCTTCCTGTGAAATAAGCTGCCGCCAAAAGTCCTACTGCTATTATTGTATGTGTTATTGGATCCATAGTTTCCTCTAGCTTAGTTTAAAGTTAGCGAATTTCTCCGCAGCAAGGCGCTTACCTGAACTAGAATTATCAAACGCTGGTCCAGTATCCTCTTCTTTATTTAGAGGCGTATCATTTTGGTCTACATCAAACAATCTCATCTTAGACCTGTTAACACCTACAACAAACCGTTGGTTCATTCCTGGATCATTATAACGGTTTTTTAACTGTTTTACAAGTATTTGGTTATTCGCTTTGAGTTCATCGTTGCTGATAAGTGCGAACATGAAGTCAGCGGTTGCGGGTAGTCCAAAAGATTCGGACGTATCTTCAAGCCCAACGTCATCATTACCATAACCCGAACGAGTCGTTTGCGTTGCAGACACGAGCGGCACGTCGAATTCGACGGCAAGTCCACGTAGCTCTTCAGCAATCGACTTAATATAAGAATACGAGTTAATAGCACCACCCATCCCCTTCATACGAGAACTTGCGCAGATATTTAAATAATCCACAAAGATAATATCTGGCATAAAGTTCTTTTTCAATTTAAGTTCATTAAGTAGCGCACGGAAGTGATTCGCGTGAGCAGCACCAGTGGGGTATTCTTTAATGATAAGCTTACCAGTCGTTTTATGAGCAATCTCGCTTACACGAGTTTGGAACATATCCTTACTCAAGTTTTCTAGCTGATCAATAGGAACGTTCAACAGGTTGGCGTCAATACGTTCAGCGATACGCTCTTCCGACATCTCCATAGTAATATAAAGAACATTCTTCCCTTGGCTTAACGCAGCACCAGCCATATGACACATAAACAACGATTTACCAACACCAGTTCCCGCAAGAGCGATATTAAGAGTCTTGTTAGGCAAGCCGCCTTTGGTAATACGATTAAAGTAATCAAGGTCGAACTCTAACTTCTCTTCATCTAAGTGATAAAAGTCAAATCGTTCGTCAACATTTTCTAAATAATCGTGACCAATATTAGTGTCGAATGAAACCGCCAATGCTTTACTCAGTACATCAGGAATAGCGTTTTTACTGAGCTGGGCATGTTTACCGTCAATAATAGAAATAGATTCCATAACAGCATTAAACACAGCTCGATCTTGACACCATTTCTCGGTACGATCTAGCAACCATTTTACGTCTTCAGATTGGTACGTGAAGATATTAGGGAATATCTCCATAGCATGACGATACTGTTCCTCGGTCAAGCGTGAACCTTCGTCTATCTCAATCTTAAAAGCTTCTTTAGTGGGTAGTCTGTTATATTTGGCAATATACTTGGTAAACTCTTTGAAGAGTGCCTTGTAGACACCCTCAAAGTAGTCGGGCTGCAGGAACGCAGCCACTTTCCGAGTATACTCGTCGTTAGTCAGTAGATTCCGTAGAATCGTTTGTTCTAGATTGATTTCCATCTTCACCTTCTGCATCAGTTGCGACCATTGTACCTTCTTTAACTGCAGCTTCTAAAATATCCGTAAGGATATCGGCAGCCAATTCTTGTAGCTCAACATTATTAACACCATCACTAAGGATGTCTGGGTCGGTCGCAGTAACAACGTCGAAATTAAATTTAATCTCTTGCGTTGCACCATCAAAACTAATATTACCATAACGAATAGTTGTACCATCAAAGGGCGCACGTAGAATGAAAACATCCCAATGCTGCGAACCTTCGATTTCAGTAGGGATAAGCTTGTAGTCAATATGCTCGCTGGGCTTATCCAAGTCTAGTTTTCTCATACTATCTCCTCTAGTATCTTTTCTGGATCGATGTTGCTATTATAACCTATCTTGTAAGTTTTTTCAAGGAATTTCTTGAAGTCTGTTGTCTCGAAGATAGGCTCCCAGAAATCACCGCTCAAGGTTTCTTTCAACCTAACCTTCCCGTCAAGCATTTCACCAGTGTCAGTATCGACACGCTGATACCAACCATTACTAGGTTTAACAACATAGCCGCCAGCAAGAGCAACGTCCAAAAGACCGCTGTACTTCTGAACACCACCTTCCCAACTAACTCCGATAGGAATTTTTGACTTTTCTTTAACATAGCGCGATTTCTCTACGTTGATTACAAAGTTATAACCGACAATCTCTTGACCTTGTTTCTCTTGTTGACGACCAAGAATCCAGATGTTGTCTGCCGAGTAATAGATACCTGTGTTATGTGTTACAACTCCATTTTCCAATACGTATTGTTGTTCATCGTAATTATCACTATTGATAGAAATATCATATACAGGTTTGCGCCCGACAGATTTAATGTTTTTGATTTTCATTTACATTACCTTTTTCATATATTAACTTAGCCAATTCTACTATACTTTTATCTGTATGTAAACCTTTTTTTTGTAAATATTCCGCTTGATCTATGTATTTCATATACACGTCTACATCGACTGAATCAAACGGAAGGTTTGTGTTTACAGTTTTCATTATGCCACCTTTTCAAATTACCTTTATTTGTAACAGCATCGCAGTAGTCACATTTGAACTTTTTTTCAGGAGTTATAGTTCTAGGGTTGACCCAATCTTCGCCAAGTTGATCCGCTTCATTTTTAGAAACTCTCCGTATTTCCAAAGTACGTGTATTCTGAATCATAACAAGACCTTTTCTTCCAATCAGTTTTTTATGTTCTTCAGTCTTAGGTTTACTTGCTACATTTTTTACCCACTCCGCTACAACTTCAGGATCTCTTTTCCTACCAGTATTAGCTTTGCTGATCTTTCTTTTAGTTTCTTCAGAGTGTTTTCTACCATAAAAATTATTTCCTTCACCCTGCATT